CTGTGCCTTGAGGGCTGGATGCTCCGAGTTTCTGTCTCCAATACTCCCAATACTCGCCCTCCACATTCGCCAACTGCGGAACAATGTATTCCTGCTCAAGCGAAGCGGGGAAGAACGTATCATATGTCGTTTCGCTTGTTCCGATATCTGAATCCGAAACAGTGTTAAGGGCTGTCACGACCTTAACGGGCTTGAGGATATTAAGAAATTCCTGCTCAAACCCTGCCATAAATCCCCTCATAGTTGCCAGCTGGTCGGGTCTGCGGTCGTAGGGATTCTGCGGAGTCCACCAACCAGCAGTATCAGCAGAGGAATTGAGGAACTGTCTCAATGCAGACTGGCTCCACCTGTTGTATGCATAAGCGCTTCTCTGCATGTTATTGAGTCCGCTTGTTCCATACTTTGTAGAAGAAGATAGCGTTCCGAGGAATGTTCCTGTCGTTCCCTCGCTGAGTTCGAGGATTTCTGTGGGCGTAGAGGCTAGCCCTGCAACCACGCTGCCGCTTGCTTTATAAGTCCTCACTCTCCACGTTGACGGTGCGCTGTCGGGCAGTCCCGAAACTTCTGATGTGGCTTTGCCCAACTGCCATATATCACCCTCGGCGTAGGACTCGGCAGTCGTGAACGTATAAGATTTCCCGTTGACTACCTTACTGCCCCATGAGTTACCCATTGTGAAGTAATAAGTTCCCGCTGGCAGACCGCCGCTCGGTACAACATAGAACCCTTCGTTTTGGTCGATCTGTACCGCTTGCATGGCGTAGTGAGACTGAATATACATGGCAGGAAGTGTCTCGCCGTCTTCCAGTTCTGCATTTCCGAAATGGACGATATCCCACGGTAGGACGTAATCGTTTGCCCCATCGTTGTACTTGACCATGATTTGGTCACCCACCTTGAACACGTTAGGTGCTTCGCCTGCCTGCACTATGGCGTGTATCTCCGTTAATGTAGCATGAGGTGTAGCTGAAGAATCGGGAACCATTCTTGCAAGCAGAAGATTCTGCCGTGCGAGTCCTTCAACAATCTGCTGTCCTGTTAAGTCTGTGATGACTGGTGTCGTTATACTCATTTATTCCTCCTCATATGTTACACAGAGTTTACCGTCTACAATGGATAAGCCTAAAGCGTTTAACGCTATATCTGCGTCTGCTCCACTTGCGATCTTTTCATAGGTTACTGAGCCGTCTGCCAGCATGTTAGTTGTGATCGAACCTTCACCGATAGTCGGCTTCTCTGCAAGTAACTGCCAATATGTTGTGTTGGTCGGTACTGTCCCTGTCGGCACGGCTTTAATTGCCATATAGGAAGAACCGTTATATGACACAACATCTAATTTGGCATATGTTGCAGATGAGGAATATTCTCCCCTCGGTAAAGGTGCGGCTTTTATAGTTACACTTGATGCCATTTAGTTGCCCCCCTTTAAGCAATAATCTCATATGAGATCGTCATGATCGCAGTTTCTTCGTCGTATTCAATGTTCGGAATCAGACCCTTGAAAAGGAAATTCAGTTCAAGGCTCGTGTCTGTTTCTTCCTTCGTCACTTCTACGCTCGGATTGTCTGGCTCGGGATTAATTTCGGCCGTTGCAGTTACATTCGCTATCTTCTCCGCATCTCTGTGAACCATATCAATGTATGATTGCCATGCGTTCGGAGCTTCTGCCATGTTCTGCAAACTCGGCCCAATGCAGACCTTTTCGTTCTGCATTGGGCCAAAGGATACGCACCGGGATCGGCACTCCTCTGTATAGTCCATCCGACAGAACCGGGACCGAACTCCTCGACCCATGACGAATAATCATATGAAAGGTCCATTCCATACTCGCCCTGTTTCACAAGGACTAAGTTCTGCTGCGGGCACACATTTGTTAAGTCCATGTTTATCTCCTTTAAGAAACTCTCTTGAAAACGTATACCGACAAATAAGGCGGCATGTTGTTATGTGCATTACCGCTTCCGCTCGATTCAGAACTGACTACATCGTTATAATCATGGTTCGTTCCGCTCCAAGACAATGCTCTCCAAGAGCTCTGCTGACCTGATGCGTATGAGGTAGTCGCCCTTGTAACGACATGGCTGTGTGCTGGCATTTCTGCTGTTGTCAGCGTGTGTTTCGCTTCACCGCCTGTTGACCCGGCAGCGTATGTCGAACCCGCTGCCAACAGGAACGTGTCTTGTATCTGTTCCCATGTTCCCCCGAACAATGTGCCGGGGTTGGTGCTGTTGACCGACATGTATATCGAGCCGACAGGGTAGACCTTGTCGAGGAATTCTGATTCGCTGTCCGTTCCTATCGACAGGATCGAAGTCAGTTCGTTGTAGTCAAACTCAACGGGAGTAGCGAAGTCCGCCCATAGTGTTATCTCGCTCGTGTCGGGATTATAGTCTGCTCTAAATTCACCACCAGCGACGTTCTGCCCGCCCCATTCAAGACCGCTTCCGTCCGGCTTCATCTTTATGAAATATCCAGCTTCTTCTTCGTCGGGTAGCGTTATCCCCCCAACGTCAATGTCACCTTCAGCTGAAAGCCTATAAGACACTTCGAAATGTTTGGCTTTCTGTGCGACCTTGCCTATACCGATACGGTCGTACTGCCATGAAAATGACACGTCAGCTGTTCCAACTTTAATCGTTGAAGTAGCGCCGACACTTCCTAAACTGTCAACAGCCCAAAGATTTACGTCGTATACTTGCTCATTCGACGTATCGAGGAAATAGACCGTACCGGTTGTCCCGTTTATGATCTTTTCTTCACCATTGCAAGTGATATGTATGGCGCATGCATTTTCACTTAATGATACGACCGCCGTTGCTGTGACTTTTATGTCTGTGCCGTCTTCAGCGTCCGTCCACGTTCCGCCGCTGTATGTTCCTCTTACAGCGGTTTGCTGCGTGACGGCCGGCTGTGAATACTGCTGAACTGTAATGCTCTGCGACGCTGTCGCTGTACGTCCTCTCTTATCTGCGACCGTCGCTATTAGGTTTTTTACTCCAGAGGATAATATGTCGCTTCTAAATGACGCTGCATTGCCTGTTATATCGCCCGTAACAGCGTAAGAACTCATCGTTGAGCCTGTTCCCGCTGTTGCACTGATGGATACGTCAGCTTGCGTAAAACCACTTACCCATAGGTTTCTGCTTGCCAGCCACGCATTTGAGTTGTACGGCGTGACCGAGAAGGAACTAATGGCTGGTTTTATATTTGTCGGAACTAAAAAAGCAACGTTGTATGTGACGCTGCCGATTTCCGTTGTTCCGTTGTAGGTCGTCAGCGTGAATGATCCGGCACCTTGTACCGAATTAGGCAAAGACGTCAGCCATGAACTTGGTATCGTCCATGTCGCTGATGTCCCCAGATTCGTTCCAATAATTCCCGTACTTCCGTCGTACGTGTACGTCAATTTATGAGTAAAACTGTTTGACGCTCTTGTTATCGCGAACGTTACCGATGACCCGATGTTAAGCGTCGTCCACGTCATGCTGGACGCTCTCGGTATCGTGTCTAATGTCCACGGCGAAGCGCTGATATTGATATCGCCGGCACCGTATGGGCTTGACGCCATTGTCATGCTTGCGCTGACGTTTATTGTTAATGCGCCGTCGGCGTTGTGATTGACTGTGTATGTACCCGACTGCAACGTGATATAGTCACCAGCATGAAGTAGCGTATATCTGTCCGAAGTGTATCGGTTATGATATGCAACTTGCGCTGAACCGATGTATGCGCTCCAGCCGATACCGTAACCATCAAAGGCGTATGTCGTGCTGTTGCACGTCAGTCTTAATTCCCATAGTATCTCGCTGGTATTCGTTTCTATCTGCGGGGTCTGCATCAGAATAAAACTTAACGTAAAGCCGCGCTGACTTGCCGAGATCGTTTTCGTTAATGCCATTGTTTACCCCGCTTTAATGAACTTAACACCGCCGTTAGCCTGTGCTTGCATGAGCATATCGCCTATCCTAAACGATCCTAGATTCAGCAGAACATAGTCTGTATCGCTGTAATACATAAGCGCTTTAGCGTCCAGCTGTGCGTCAGTCAAAGACCCGTTGATATAGTCGTTGATATCAGACGTTTTGAATATCGACGTCCTGTTTCCTCTCATCTCTTGTACAGTCGCCTGTGAAGCTACCCCGATACGCACCACCATGTCCGTCGTATCGTCGCCTGGTCTGCGTCTGCCGATGTACACATAATTGCTAAATGGGTCGCTTGAGTTGCCGACTGAGAGAGCCTCAACGTCGACTGAATGCGCCGTGATGTACTGCCCGTTGATGTGTCCGTCTGTCGTAATTGCCGTGCCGTATGTTGCACCGCCGTCTGTTGAGAATCCTATGCCGTTGTAATTTGCCACTATAACGTTACCGCTATAGTTTGGAGCAGAAGATTCCTTGATCAGCCAACCTGTGTTAATTCCGTTGCTTTCGGTTATTTCAAAAACACCGCCCTGTGTGCCCGCTATCAGTTCCGTTGTGGCCTGTATTGCTGTCTGCAAGGCGTTGTATGCGTTTGCTATTTTAATCTCTGTCGGCGTTTTATCCAGCGCAAGCTGTGCGTCACTCTGTCCGTAACAGTGTAAAGTATCTTGCATACCGCCTTCCACGGAAAGCGAATGCGCCATAACAAGCACAATGTCACTGCCGTTTCCGTGTGTGACTGTGATCCTGTCACCGCACTGTAATGCTGGATTTCCGCGCCATTCGAGCTTTATCGGTCTGTATGATAAGCCAAACTTGTTCGACAATATCCCGTCGAGTATCGTCTGCGTCATGTACGGATTGTTGAACGTGACGCTCCTGCCTGTTCCGCTTGTTAGCGGAGATTCTTCTGTACCCGATATCAAAGCGTTAATCGTGATTGCCCCGACTGTAGACGTCGCCAGCCCGTTCATGTACTGCTGGTCGTCACCAATGGAATAATCAATATTGCCTTTGTCGTAATAGACAAATTCAAGATTCCCGCTTCTGT